GAGACTATGGCTATAGAAAAACAATTTGTTCCTGCTACACCAGTAGATGGATTAGTAGAAATGGAACCAGAAGTAGAGGTTGAAACAACAGAAACCGAAGATGGTGGCATGATTGTTGATTTTGATCCAAATGCATCTGCAATGACAGATGCTAGCTTTGATTCTAACTTAGTAGATTTTATTGAAGAAGATGAACTTACTTCTATGGGCAATGAATTAGTAGGTGCTTATCAATCAGACAAAGATTCAAGATCAGATTGGGAAGAAACCTATGTTAAAGGTTTAGATCAACTAGGATTAAAGATAGAAGAAAGAACTACGCCTTGGGCAGGAGCCTGTGGTGTATTTCATCCTATGTTAAGTGAAGCTGTAATAAAATTTCAATCCCAAGCTATATCAGAGATATTTCCTGCTGCAGGTCCTGTAAGAACTAGGATAGTAGGCACAATAGATTCTGCTAAAGAAAAACAAAGTCAAAGAGTTCAAGATTATCTTAATTATCTTTTAACTTATGAAATGACTGAATATAGAAGTGAAACAGAAAAGATGTTATTTTCTTTACCACTTGCAGGTTCAGCATTTAGGAAAGTTTATTTTGATCCAACATTAAATAGACCAAGCGGTATATTTGTACCTGCTGAAGATGTAGTAGTTAATTATGGAGCAAGTGATTTAGAGACTTGTGAAAGAGCTACTCATGTAATGAAGAAGTCATCTAATGATATAAGAAAGATGCAAGTCAATGGTTTTTATAGAGATATAGAGCTACCTGATGCTACACCATCATCGTCTGATATTACTAAGAAATATAATGAGATGACAGGTGAATCAGAGAGTTATGACTATGATACACGCCATACAATACTAGAAATGCAAGTAGATTTAGACCTTAAAGGGTTTGAAGATAAAGATGCTAATGGTCAAAATACAGGTATTGCTTTACCTTATGTGGTAACGATAGATCATCCTTCTGGCATTATTCTTAGTATTAGAAGAAATTATTACGAAGATGATTCTGCTAGATTAAGAAGGATGCATTTTGTTCATTATCAATACCTACCAGGATTAGGTTTTTATGGTTTTGGATTAATTCACATGATAGGTGGATTAGCTAAATCAGCTACATCAATACTTAGACAGCTTGTAGATGCAGGTACTTTAAGTAATTTACCAGGTGGTTTAAAAGCTAGAGGACTGCGTATTAAAGGTGATGATAGTCCGATTATGCCTGGTGAGTTTAGAGATGTAGATGTACCAGGTGGTGCTATTAGAGACAATATTACATTCTTACCTTATAAAGAACCTTCAGGAACGCTGTTTCAACTATTAGGCAATATAGTAGAAGAAGGTAAAAGATTTGCCAGTATATCTGATATGAAAGTATCTGATATGAATAGTCAAGCACCTGTTGGCACAACGCTAGCACTCTTAGAAAGAAACATGAAAGTTATGTCTGCTGTACAAGCTAGACTCCATGCTTCTATGAAAAGAGAGTTTGAGATATTGGTTGGCGTAATTAAAGACTTTACTAATCCATCTTATCCATATGAAGTAGAAGAAGGACAACAAATAGCATTACAAGATTTTGATGCTAGAGTAGATGTATTACCAGTATCAGACCCAAATGCAGCAACTATGGCTCAAAGAATTATGCAATATCAAGCTGCTATGCAGTTAGCACAACAAGCACCACAGTTATATGATTTAGGTCAATTACATAGACAAATGCTTGAAGTATTAGGTATTAAAGATGCAGAAACAATAGTTCCACCACAAGAAGATGTACCGCCAGTTGATCCAGTTACTGCAGTACAAAATATACTTAATGGTAAACCTGTACAAGCATATGAGTTCCAAGATCACGAAGCTCATATCAATACATTGGTAGCTGCACAGCAAGACCCAAATGTACAAGCAAAAGTACAGCAAAGTCCAAATGCACAAGTTATACAAAGTTCTGGATCAGATTACATAATGCAACATCTTTCATTGCAATTTAGAGATCAAGTTGAAAGAGAGATGGGTGTAGAGTTACCACCAGTTGGTGAACCTTTACCTGCAGATGTTGAGAAAAGAATATCTACTCTTGTAGCTGAAGCAGCACAAAGAGTGGCTACAACAAATGCTGCACAAGCAGAACAAGCTAGAATACAGGAACAAGCACAAGACCCATTAATACTTGCTAAACAAAAAGAACTTGAAATTAAAGAAAAACAAGTAGAAGGTAAATTAAAGATTGATGAAAGCAAGCTTGCTGTAGATGCTGCTAAAGCTGTAGCTAATAAAGAGTTAGAAGAAAAAAGAATTGAAGCTCAACAAGAAGCTAGTGGTTTAAAAACAGGTATGCAGATTGCTAGCGATTTGCTAGATAGACAAGAGAGATCAGAAGATAAAGTATTGGATGATTATAAAAAAGGTCTTGACATTGCTAAAGATTTAGTTGATGATAGCAAATTGAATGAGTAATGATATAAATGAGCAATCACTATCAACTTACTTAACTAAGAAGTTAAGAGAGATGATGAATGAATGTTCTGATCATATCTCAACAGGGAGTTGTAAAGACTTCCCTGAGTATAAAAGAATGACAGGAGTTATAGAAGGTTTAGCTCTTGCAGAGCGTGAAGTTCTGGATTGGAAGGAACGACACTTAAAAGAATAGGAACTCGACACCTTATGTCGTGCAAAATATGGATAAGAATAAAAAAATAGATATCCCAAAACCAGATAGCGTAGAAAAGCCAGAACCTAGTGATGATGTGAAAAGCCAACTACCTATACCTAAAGGTTGGAAAATACTTATAGCAATGCCTAAAGCATCAGAAACTTATGATGGTGGTATTATCAAACCTGCTCAAAGTAAAGTTGATGAAGAAACCTCTAATATTTGTGGCTATGTTTTAAAATTAGGAACAGAAGCTTATGCTGATAAAAAAAGATTTCCAACTGGAGCTTGGTGTAAAGAAGGTGATTGGGTAATATTTAGAGCTTATTCAGGTACTAGAATGAAAATGTATGGTAAAGAGTTTCGTTTAATTAACGATGATACTGTGGAAGCAGTAGTAGATGATCCAACAGGAGTAGTTAGAGCATGAGTGAGAGCATAGAACAAGTCATAGATACAAACGCAGAACCTGTATCAGAACAAACATCAGAAGATAAGTTTTTTGGTGTTGCAAGTGAAATTAATACTGAAACCTCAAAAGATATTGAGGTAGAGGTAGTAGATGAAAGACCTGAAGAAGATAGGAGAGCACCTAAAGTTGAAACTACAGAAGAACCTGTAGATGATGATGCTTTAGATAAAGAAATAGCAGATTATAGTAAATCTGCTGGTGATAGGATTAATAAAATAAAATATGAATATCACGAAGAACGTAGAGCAAAAGAACAAGCTTTAAGAGAATCAAAAGAAGCTACAAAAGTTTTAAAAACCTTGATGTCTGAAAATCAAAAACTACAAAGCATAGTCAATCAAGGTGGCGATGTATTAAACCAACAGGCACTTAATAATGCACAATGGGCAAGGTATAACGCACAAGAAAAGTTTAAAAAAGCCTATGAAGAAGGTAATGCAGAAGAAATGGCTGCAGCACAGGCTGAGTTAGCACAAGCTACCTTAGCTGAACAACAAGCAGGTAGTTATGCACAAAATTTACAAGATCAAGTTTCATCTCAATATGTAGAGCCTCAACAAGAGAATCGATCACAACCTGATCCAGAAATGGAAGCATGGTCAAAAAGAAATCCTTGGTTCATGGGTAGTGAGCCAATACATAAAGAGATGACATCATTTGCTATGTATGTAGATCAATCATTGCAAGCAAATGGTATAGACCCAGAAAAAAATTCTGAAAAGTATTATTCTGAGGTTGATACAAAAATGAAACAACAATTTCCAAGTTTCTTTGGTGTATCTGAACAACAATCTGTGGAAACAGAACAAGTTGCAGAAACTCCAAGAAGGCAGGTAATTAATCCTGTCGCACCCGCTACGAGGAATAGCGGTAAAACCCCTCGCAAAATTCATCTGACACAGAGCCAAGTCGCTCTCGCAAAGCGACTAAATATAACGCCTGAGCAGTATGCAAATCAACTTTTAAAGGAGAACTAAGATGTCAGATTTACCTGATAATCAAAATAGTATTGACGCTGAACAAGAATCAGCAGAGCGTACCCCTAGGGAGATAGAAAGCCGAGAGGCTTCCCAGCGTATTCAAAGTTGGGAAAATCCATCAAACTTACCAAACCCTGAACCACAAGAAGGATGGGTATTTAGGTATATCAGAACAAGCCTTTTAGGCAATGCTGATAATCCTAATGTATCAAGAAAACTTAGAGAAGGATGGCAACCTTGTAGATTAGAGGATCATCCAGAACTACAGATTCATATGATGGACCATAATTCTGAGTGGTCAAAGAAAGGTAATGTTGAGATTGGTGGACAACTGTTATGTAAGATGCCATTAGAAAAAGCGAAAGCTAGAGACGAATATTTTGCTGAATTAGCACAGTCTCAAATGGAATCTGTAGATAACACTTATTTTAAGGATCAAGATTCAAGAATGGCTACCAAACAAGTATTTGAAAGAAAATCAAGAACGACATTTGGTAAAGATTCATAGTTTCTTGTTAGATTAATTTAATTTTTTTTTAGGAGAAAATTATGGCATCAAGTGCAGCTCCACATGGAGCAAGACCAGTTGGTACTGTAGTTGGAAGTCCATATCAAGGAAAAGTTACACATTACAAAATTAAAAATGCATATGGTACATCCATATTCTATGGCGATTTTGTAAAATGGGGTGATGACAATCCAAATACCACTATCCAAAAAGATACTGGTACAACAGCTTGTACACCTATAGGTGTATTCCTTGGTTGTGCTTACACAGACCCAACAACAGGTCAATTTACACCAAATCAATATTTCCCAGCTTCAACTGCTGCGGATGATATTGTTGCGTATGTTGCTTCTGACCCATTTATACTAATGCAAATGCAATGTGATGGTGCAGCTGACCAAGATGATCTTGGTAAGAACTGTGCTGTTGTGCAAACTGCAGGAAGTACAGCAATAGGCACAAGCAAAAATTCGGTTGATATATCTACTGTAGCAACCACTAATACACTACCTGTTAAGATCGTTGACTTTGTTGACGGACCAGATAGTGCTGTTGGTGATTCTTACACAGATGTATTAGTTATGTTTAATGTCGGACACCAGTTGTTAAATACAACAGGTATAGGTTAAGGGAGTAAATTATGGCAGCTATTTCAAGAGCTAACGAGTTAAAACAACTCTTACCTGGTCTTAACGCATTATTCGGTGAAGAATATAATCGTTATGAAAATGAGCACGAAGAAATCTATGTAACTGAAAATTCTGAAAGAAGTTTTGAAGAAGAATTGAAGTTATCTGGTTTTGGAGCAGCTCCTGTGAAAGATGAGGGTGCAGCTATCACTTATGATACTGCACAAGAATCTTTTGTCGCTAGATATACGCATGAAACTATTGGTTTAGGATTCAGCATTACTGAAGAAGCTATGGAAGATAATCTATACGTTTCAGTATCAGCTAGATACACTAAAGCATTAGCTAGAGCTATGTCTTATACAAAGCAAGTAAAAGCAGCGTATCCATTAAATAATGGATTCTCAACTACTTTTTCTTCTGGTGATGGTGTCGCTTTATTTAGCACAGCTCACCCGCTTGTAAACGGCAGTACAAATAGTAATAGACCATCAACAGGTGCAGACTTAAATGAAACATCTTTAGAAGATGCAATCATTCAAATCGGCAAATGGACTGATGAAAGAGGTCTTAAAATTGCAGCAAAAGCTAGGAAACTTATTATTCCTAGTGACCTACAGTTTGTAGCAACTAGATTGTTACAAAGTGATTATAGAGTAGGAACTGCTGACAATGACATAAATGCTGTGAAAACTAATGGTGTGATTCCAGAAGGTTATTCAGTTAATCATTATTTAACTGATACAAATGCTTTCTTTATCACAACAGATGTTCCAGATGGAATGAAGCATTTTGTTAGAGCACCTATGACTACTACTATGGATGGAGACTTCGATACTGGTAATGTTAGATACAAAGCGAGAGAAAGATATTCTTTCGGTGTATCTGACCCACTAGGTATCTTTGGTTCACCAGGTAGTTCGTAAGAACTTTAGGGGAGCACACGCTCCCCTTTTTTTATGTTATATTATTAATATCTAGGATTTTTAAATTGTTCTATAGACTGACCTAGCAGACAAGCCAAGACGATAGAACTTATTTTCGAGGAGAAAATTATGGCAAAAACAACATTTTCAGGTCCAGTTAAGTCATTAGCAGGATTTATATCAGCAGGTAATGCAAATGTAGTTAGCTTAACAGCAGATACTACACTTACTGTTGCAGCACACGCAGGAAAAATATTAACTTGTAATGATGCTGATGGTAAGTTTACTTTACCTAGCATAGTAGCAACAGCTCCAGGTGAAGATGGAGACCCAAATCAAACAAATAACTTAGGTGCATCTTTCTTTTTTGTAGTAGAAACAGCAGCTACTGATATGGACATACTTACAGATGGTACAGATAAATTTGTAGGTGGTTTATATACAGGTGTTGATGATGCTACAGGTAAAACATTTATTTCTGGTGCAGCTAATGATGTCATTACATTAAATGGCTCAACTAAAGGTGGATTAGCAGGTAGTATTATTAAAGTAACTGCAATGGGTAGTGCTAAATACGCTGTAGAAGGAATCACTTTAGGTTCAGGCACTTTAGTAACTCCATTTGCTAACGCTTAATAGGAGATAAATTATGGCTGATGCAGTAACAACACAAACCATAATAGATGGTGAAAGAAATTGTGTTATGAAATTTACTAATGTTAGCGATGGCACAGGAGAATCAGCAGTAGCTAAGGTGGATGTATCTGCCTTAGCTTCTAACTCAGCAGGTACAGCTTGTTCTGAAGTTAGAGTAATGCGTGTTAGTCATGCTGTCGTTGGTATGTCTGTTCAACTTTTTTTAGATGCTACAAGTAATGTTTTATTAATGGAACTTGCTGAAAGCAGTAATGGACATATGGACTTTAAAGACTTTGGTGGTTTATCAAATAACGCAGGTAGTGGTAAAACAGGAGATATTTTGTTTACTACTAAAGGTCACTCATCAGGAGATACTTATTCTATCGTTTTAGAAATGGTTAAAGTATATTCTGATTAATAGGTATTTATTATGGCAAATTATATAATTTCAGAAACTGGTGAATTTCCACCACAATATAAAGTTTTAGAAGCTTCAGATGATGGTATTTGGAGACCAGTATTTGGTCCTGATCCTGATTTAGCAGATGCACAACGCAAGTGTGATGAGATGAATGGCGTAAGAGCTAGAGATGACAAAGGTCATTATGTAGCTGATGATCCATCTACACCTGATGTTAATGAAGCTTATGTTGGTGGTAAGAAACCAAAAAAGAAAACAGTTAAGAAAACAGCAGCTAAAAAAAGGGGTAGACCTAAAAAAGCTGCATCTAAGTAAAGGTATAAAATTATGGCAAAAATGAAAAGTAAGATGGGTTATAAAGGTGGCAAACAACCAAAAGCAACCGAAATGGGAGCTGAATATAATAAAAATTATGTTAGAAGAATGTTTGGTTCTGGTGGCAATACTAAAATGACTAACGATTTACCTAAAGAAAGTAAATATGGCACAGGTAGAAAAGTTATGATGAGAAGTAAAATGTCTACTAAAGGTGGTATGAAAGGCGGTAAAAAAACTAAGTAGTAAATATGCCAATGAGAAAACAGGCGAAGATGCCGCCTAGAAATAAAAAAAACTTTCGCTCTACTAAGTCTGGAGCTGGAATGACTAAAGCAGGAGTTAAAGCTTATAGGCGTTTAAATCCTGGTTCTAAGTTAAAAACAGCAGTAACAGGTAAAGTTAAGAAAGGTAGTAAGGCAGCAAAACGCAGAAAGTCTTATTGTGCAAGGTCTTTAGGGCAACTTAAAAGAAGTTCAGCTAAAACTAGAAATGATCCTAATTCAAGAATTAGACAGGCTCGTAGAAGGTGGAAGTGTTAATACAGGATAAACAATGGCAACAAGTGGAACAACAGCATTTACATTAGATTTAGGCGATATTATGGAAGAAGCCTATGATTTGTGTGGTAGTGAGTTGCGTTCAGGCTATGATTATAAAGGAGCAAAGCGTGCTCTTAATCTTATTTTTTTAGAGTGGCAAAACAAAGGATTAAATTTGTGGAAGATAGAACAAGCTACTCAAACACTTACTTCTGGTACTAATACATATACTTTAGAATCTAGTGCTTTAGAAGTTGTAGATGCTTTTATAAGAACAGATGCAGGTGATACAGATAATCAGTTTGATCAAAGATTAAATAGAATATCAAGAACAGAATATAATCATCAAGCTGTTAAATTATTAGAATCAAAACCAACTCAGTTTTTTATTGATAAAGGCACAAGTTCTAATAGTATAGTTTTGTGGGCAACTCCTGATTCTGCAGAAACATATACATTGGTATATGACTATATTAAAAGAATAGAAGATGCTGGTAATGTTGCAAGTAATAATGCAGATGTGCCTAGTAGATATTTACCATGTTTAACATATGCTCTAGCTTATAATTTAGCTTGTAAAATACCTGAAGCACAAAATAGAGTTGGAATGATTAAACAAAGATATGACGAACTTTGGAATGATGTAAGCGATGCTGATAGAGAAAGAGCATCAGTAAAATTTGTTCCTGATGTAAATTTATATAGATGAGTTACGCAGTAGGTAAAAAAGCTTTAGGCGATTGTGATAGATGTGGATTTACTTATAAATTAAAAGATTTAAAATATGAAATACAAGACAGTATTCGTAATGGATTAAGAGTTTGTCCTGAATGTTTTGATATTGATCATCCACAATTAAAGATTGGTGAGGTAGATTCATCTGATAATCAATCATTATTTAATCCAAGACCTGATAGAGGTAGAAAATCATCTACTGAATACTATGGATTTAATCCTGTATCAGGAACAGGATTAGTATTAAGAACAGAAATTGGGAAAGTTAAAGTGAGTACAGGATAATGGCTTGGACATTTACAACATTAAAAACAGCTATACAAGATTACACTAATAATACAGAAACTACTTTTGTAAATAATTTAGATGAATTTATAGTTAATACAGAAGATAGAATACAAAAACTTGTATCGCTTCCAGTATTTAGAAAAAATGTTACAGGGACTTTAACATCAGGTAATCAATATTTATCTACTCCTACTGACTTTTTATCATCACATTCTTTAGCTGTAGATAATAGTGGCTATGAATATTTATTATTTAAGGATGTAGCTTTTATAAGAGAAGCTTATCCTAATAGTTCTACAACAGGTGTGCCAAAATATTATGCTAGATTTGACGAAGATAGTTTTATTGTTGCACCAACACCAAATGCAAATTTTACTGCAGAACTTCATTATGAATATACACCAACATCTATTACAACAAGTGGTGATGGAACAAGTTATATAGGCACAAATGGACCAGATTGTTTATTATATGGGTCTTTAGTAGAGGCTTATACATTTATGAAAGGTGAACCAGATATTATGGTTAATTATGAAAAAAGATTTCAAGAAGCTGTATCAAGATTCAAAGTATTTGCTGAAGGTAAAAACACTAAAGATAACTACAGGACAGGTCCTGTAAGACAACAGGTAACATAATGTTTACAGTAGATGTATCAACAAGTTTGGGTAATATTGACGTTAAAACAACTCAAAACAAAGGATTAAGTCCTGAACATTGGACAGAAAGAATAATGGAAAAGTTAATTTCTATTAGTGATAATGCTGATCCAATGGTAAGAGCACAGGCACAAGCTTTTAAAGATAATATGACAAATGTTGTATTATTTTATTTAAAACAAGCTATAGCTAGCGATAGAGCTACTGTAGCAGGATTATTAGAAAAACAAGGTCATAAAGATATGGCTGAAATTATTAGGAGACTTTAATGGCAATTTCACAAGCAATGTGTACATCATTTAAACAAGAATTATTAGAAGGAGTACATAATTTTAAAAATAGTGGTGGTAGCACTTTTCAATTAGCTTTGTATACAAGTTCTGCATCATTAGGTGCATCTACAACAGCTTATACTACTTCAAATGAAGTTAGTGGTACTAACTATACTGCTAAAGGCGGAACTTTAACTAGAGTTGATCCTAGTACATCAGGAACTACTGCATTAACAGATTTTGCAGATTTAACATTTAGTACAGCTACTGTTACTGCTAGAGGTGCTCTTATATTTAATGATAGTGCATCAGGAGACCCAGCAGTTGCTGTGTTAGATTTTGGTGGAGATAAAACTTCTACAGCAGGAGATTTTACTATTCAATTTCCAGCAGCAGATGCATCAAACGCTATTATAAGAATAGCTTAATAGCCTGTGGCTAATATAACTGGTTGGGGTCGAGGGACCTGGGGACAACTTACTTGGGGTGAGCCTATACCAGTTGTCGTTACTGGAGTTGCAGGAACTACTGCACTTGGTAGCGAAACAGTAATAGCTAAAGCTTTAGTATCAGTTACTGGAGTAAGTGCTACATCAGCTTTAGGAAGTGAAACTGTAACAGGAACAGCTAATATTTCTGTTACAGGAAATGTAGGTACATCAGCATTAGGCGATGAAGTCGTTGCTGCTGATGCAAATACTTCAGTTACAGGTAATACTGGAACTTCAGCTTTAGGTAATGCTATTACAATGGGAGCTGCTGTTACAGGAGTTTCTGGTTCAGCATCAGTAGGAACTCTTGGTGATGAATCGGTATCTGCAGCAGCTAATGTTGCTATTACTGGTATTTCTGCTACAAGTTCTTTAGGAAGTATATCTTTAGTAACAAATAATATACTTTCAGTTACAGGTTTATCAGGAACTACAAGTTTAGGATCAGAAACTGTAATAGCTAAAGCAGATGTATCTATAACTGGTTTATCTGCTACTGGAGAAATACAAGGCGTTAATATTTGGTCTATAATAGATGATTCACAAACAGCAAGTTATAGTAATATATCAACAACACAAACAGCAAATTATTCAGAAATTTCTACTTCGCAAACACCAGATTGGAGTGAAGTAGCATAATAAAATTATAAAGAGGAATATATAATGGCAAGTTCATATGTAAATGATTTAAGATTAAACGAGATGGCTACTGGTGATGCTAGTGGTACATGGGGTGAAACTACAAATACTAATCTTGAATTAATAGCAGAAGCTTTTAGTTATGGCACAGAAGCCATTACTACAAATGCTGATACGCATACTAGCACTATAGCTGATGGTGCTACAGACCCTGTTAGGTCCATGTTTGTTAAATATACAGGCACATTAGATTCTACTTGCACTATAACTATAGGACCTAATACTGTATCTAAATTATGGGTTATAGAAAATGGAACAAGTGGTTCTCAATCTATAATTATTAAACAAGGTACTGGTGCTACAGTAACAATACCTACTGGTAAAACTAAAGTAGTTTATTCAGATGGAGCAGGTTCTGGTGCAGCAGTTGTGGATGCTTTTGCTTCTTTAAATTTAGAAACAAGTGGAATTATAGAAAGTAGTTCTTCTATTCAAACACCTCTTATAGAATATACAGATGGTGATGATGCCATGACCATAGCAGATGGTGGTGGTGTTACCTTTGCACAAACAGCTACTTTTAGTGGTGATATAGATTTAGCTGGCTCAATAGATGTAGATGGCACAGCTAATCTAGATGTAGTAGATATAGACGGAGCTGTAGATATGGCTTCTACATTAGCTGTAGGTGGTGTTGTAACTGCAAACGCAGGTGTAGTTGTAGATACAATGACACTTGATGGTTCTACGCTTACATCTACAGATGATTTTATTGTTGATGCAGCATCAGATATTAATTTAGATGCAGCAGGGGGTCAAGTTAGATTAAAAGGCAGTGGTACTACTTATGTAACTTTTAACGTAGATGCAACTCCAGAAATTTTATTAGCTGGTGGTAATTCATTTATAAAAACTTCAACATCTGATGCAGACTTGTCATTTATAGGTAATGATGGTGGTTCAGATGTAACAGCCCTTACCCTTGATATGTCAGATGCAGGTACTGCAACTTTTAATCACGATGTTTTATTAGGTGATGCAAGTAGAATAAAACTTGGAGCTGGTAATGATTTACAAATTTACCATGATGGTTCAGATAGTTTAATTTTAGATTCTGGTACAGGTGATTTAAAAATATTAGGTTCTTCAAATGTAAGATTGCAAAATCAAGGCGATAACCAAGATATGTTAGTTGCAACAAGTGGTGGTGCAGTAGAACTGTATCACAATGCTAGTAAAAAAATAGAAACAACAAGTTCAGGTGTAGATGTTACAGGCACAATCAATGGTGCAGGTATCCTAGCCGACACTACTAACTTTGTAGACAGTATATTAATAAGCCAAGGTGCAAATACAGGTACTTTATCTTCTGCATCGCATAATACAGGGCTAGGAGATAGTGTTTTTAATGCTTTAACTTCTGGTATAAATAATACTGGGATTGGTGCAGATGCTTTGAAGCAACTGACATCTGGAAATCAAAATACAGTACTAGGTACTGTAGCAGGACAAGCTCTCACAACAGGAAGTTTTAATGTATTTATAGGTGATGCAGCTGGAGATGCTGTAACTACAGCAGATAGTAATGTAGCTATTGGACAAAACGCTTTAACTAATACTACTACTGGTGCTACAAATACAGCTGTAGGTAGACAAACTTTACAAGCTAATACTACAGCTTCACATAACACAGCTGTTGGTAATCAAAGTCTTTTAAACAACACTACAGGTACAAAAAACACAGCTGTTGGTAGTTTAGCTTTAGATGCTAATACAACTGCAGATGCAAATACAGCAATTGGTTATGCTGCTTTAAGTTCGAACACAACAAACACTAGAAATACTGCTGTAGGTTATCATGCAGGATTAAATGCAATTGCAAACGATAATACTCTTTTTGGTTTTGCAGCAGCAGAGAACCTTACAACAGGTAGTAGCAATATAATTATTGGAAGTAAGTCTGGTCAAAATTTAACTGAAGGTAATAACAATATAGTTATGGGTAGTGAAGCATTAGATGCTGATACTTTGGGTGATAGAAATATTGCTATTGGTAGTCAAGCATTATCTGCACAAAATTTTACAACAAGCACAGATGTTTATAATGTTGCTGTTGGGCATCAAGCAGGAAGCTTAATAACAACAGGTAGTAAAAATACAGCTTTAGGTGGATTAGCATTGCAATCTACTACAACTGGTACAGATAATGTAGGCGTAGGTTATGGTTCTTTAAATGCAAATACCACAGCCTCAAACAACACAGCAGTAGGCAATAAAGCCTTATTATCAAACACTACAGGTGCTCAAAATACTGCTGTTGGTGGTAATGCAGCAGATGCTGTTACAACTGGTTCTAACAACACAGCAGTAGGATATGAGTCAGCAGGTAAACTAACAACAGGTACGGATAATGTTGCTATAGGTAGAGCAGCTTTACTGGATACTACAACACATAGTGGTAATGTTGCTGTAGGGGTTGAAACTTTAGAAAACAATACAGCTGATGACAATACAGGAGTTGGTAAACATTCTTTAAGAGCAAATACTACAGGAGCTAATAATGTTGCTATTGGTAGAGATGCTTTATTATCAAACACCACAGCCTCAAACAACACAGCAATAGGTCAAGCTGCACTAGATGCTAATACTACAGGTGGTTCTAACGTAGCTGTTGGAAGAGATTCACTTGGTGCTAATACTACAGCAGATGCTAACACAGCTTTAGGGTATGGTTCTTTAAGAGATAATACAACAGGATCAGCTAATGTAGGTTTAGGGTATTTAGCATTAGAAGAAAATACAACTGGCGGTAATAATGTAGCAGTGGGTTTTGAAGCTTTAGAAGAAAATACCACAGCTAGTAATAATACGGCAGTAGGTTATCAAGCTATGGCAGCAAACACTACGGGTGCTAGTAATACAGCTGTTGGTTATGCAGCTTTAGACACCAACACTACAGGTGCACAAAATACAGCAGTAGGCTATGCTGCTTTAGACGCCAACACAACAGGTGGTAACAACGTAGCAGTAGGTATGTCTGCACTTGATGCGAATACTACAGCTGACAATAATACAGCTATAGGTTATGAGGCTTTAACTGCTAATACTACAGGTGCTAACAATACAGCAGTAGGTTTACAATCTTTAGCAGCAAACACTACAGCGGACAGCAACACGGCAGTTGGTAAAGACTCTTTAAAAACTAACACAACAGGAGCACAGAATAGTGCTTTAGGTCATTCTTCCTTAGAACTAAATACTACAGGTAATTACAATGTTGCAGTTGGAGACTTTGCTTTGTATAACAACACCACAGCAAATTACAATACAGCAGTCGGTAAAGATGCCTTATTATTAAACACTACAGGAACAGAAAATACAGCAGTTGGTAGTTTATCGTTAGATGCTAACACTACAGGAGATACAAACGTAGCGTTAGGGTATGCAGCACTTTCAGCTAATACAACAGCAGACCAAAATACTGCTATAGGAGCAGTTGCTTTATTAGCTAATACTACGGGAGCAGCAAATACTGCTGTAGGTAGAAGTGCTTTAACAGCAAACACTACAGGCACAAGAAACGTAGCAGTTGGAGCTTTATCTCTAGACGCTAATACTACAGCTAACGACAATACAGCAATCGGATATGATGCTATGAGTGCTAATACTACTGGTGAAAAAAATGTTGTAGTCGGTACTTATGCTTTTGACGCTAATACTACAGGAAGTTTTAATGTTGTTGTAGGTAGAGCTGCATTAAGTTCTAATACTACAGCAGACCACAATACTGCTATAGGTTATCAAGCTTTAGATGTAAACACGACAGGTGCTGAAAATACAGCAGTTGGTTCAGCAGCATTAGATGCTAATACTGTAGGAGAATATAATGTAGCAGTAGGAAGAAATTCTCTTGGTACTAACATAGACGGTAGTAGAAGTACAGCAGTCGGATATGCTGCACTAGCAGCACAAGAGCCTGCATCTGCTGCAAATGTAAACAATGTAGCAGTTGGTTTTCATGCACTAAATGCAAGTACCACAGGTACTAACAATACAGCTTTAGGTGCTTTAGCAGGTGATGCTATAACAACAGGCTCAAACAATATTATGATTGGTTATCAAGCAGAAGTTAGTGCTGCTACAGGAGATAATCAAATATGTATAGGTATTGATATAAATGCTGGTGGAGATAATAATTTTAGTTTTGGTAAAGCAAGTAATGTTGTTACTAACGATTTTGATACTGACGCTAATTGGTCTAGAAGTTCAGATATCCGTAAGAAAAGAAATGTTAAAGATGATAATTTAGGTTTATCTTTTATTAATAATTTAAGACCTGTAACTTTCCAATGGAAACCAAGTAATGAATTTCCTAAAGAATGGAATGAATACAGCGAAGAAAATAACATGAATCTTGAAGCAATTATGCATGGTATGATTGCACAAGAAGTTAAAGAGGCATTAGATAAAGAAGGTGTTGATACCTTTGCAGGTTGGTCTGTAAACGATGATGGTATGCAACGTCTTTCAAGAGAGATGTTTGTTACACCTTTAATTAATGCAGTTCAAGAACTGTCTACGCAAGTAGATGAATTAAAAGCCGAAATACAAACTTTAAAGGAGGAATAAAATGGCAGTAAGTAAAGTAATAACAAAATGTGTTCCGTATGTAAACTCATCTAGTAAAGTAGATAAGTGGGATATAGAGATGACATATACAAATGATAGTGAGGGTGACAGCACTTACTATGTTTCTACTTTTAACACTACAGTTCCACAACTTGATAGTGCTGGTAACGCTAATTTTACATTAAAAGCTAAAAGTAGTTGGACTAACGCTAATTTAGTGGCTATCTGTCCTGTATCTCATTGGGATACAGTATTTGCTAGTCAAGTAGATAGCGTTATTACTAACCCACCTGTTGAGAGCACGCCAGACCAAGCATTTAGCGTACCTAGTTAATGATGGATAATGGGGAAGCAAAAGTAGAATATAAATTCCATAATATGCCTGCGGTATATGTCTTAGAAACACAGATGCCGCAAGACATGATTGATGATGTCAACGACTATATGGATGAATATAGAGAAAGTAAAAATAAAGAGTCATTAGCTAAAACATTAGTTGGTCAAATACATAGTGGAGAACAATTATTATTAGATCACACAGACAAGCGTTTGATTGCATATAATGATTTTGTATGTAGTTTGGGTGCTGAATATATTAGAAACTTTGCTAATATGGGTAATAAATTAAAAAATGCAAAAAGAGTTGAAATTGATGAAACTTGGTCAGTTCATAGTTATGATGGTGACTATAATCCTATTCACGATCATGGCACTAAAACTCTTATGGGTATATCTACTACAGCTTGGACTAAAGTACCTTCACAAATAGGCAAAAAAGCTACAGCTAATAGTCCAACTTATTCTTTGTATAATGAATCAGGACATTCAGACGGCTGTATAGCTTTTCAATATGGACAAGTTTCAGTTATAGATAGTGATAGACTTAAACCAGCACAATCATTTGTAATGACACCAGAAATAGGCAAGTTGTTGATATTTCCATCTTGGTTACAACATATGGTTTATCCTTTTAAAGGTGAAGGTGAAAGGCGAACAATAGCTTCTAACCTTAATTGTTGGGATGCATAGATTTCAGTTTGATTGCATTATGCATTATAATTAGTTATTAATTTTTAACAGGGAATATTATGACAGATAAAGAGCTAACTAAAGAACAACAATATTGTAAAGCACAAATAGAAGATTTAACTACTAAAGAATCACAATTAAATTTTCAGCTTGATCAGGTAAAAGCAAGCAAATCAGTTTTTACTAATCTTCTTGCAGAATATACTAAAGATGCTGCAAAAAAAGTTGTAGAAAAAAATAAATCTAAAAAAGAGGAAAATAAAAATGACAATACTTAATATATTAATGTGGATTACAGCTATTATTTCTATAGCTTCTGTTATAGCAGCAATTACACCTACTCCTAAAGATGATGTATGGTTTAGTAAACTATATAAAATTATAGATTGGTGTGCATTGAATGTTTATAAAGCTAAAGATAAAGCACCAAAAAAATAATGGCAACAATTAAAGATGCTTTAAATGCTATAGAATCTCACGAAAGAGAATGTAAAGCATTATATAAAAGTATTGATAAAAGATTAGAAGATGGCTCAAAGCGTTTTGATAAAATTGAAATGATGATATGGGCAGTTTATCCATTTATAGTAGCTACTGTAATAACAGCAGGATTTTTATCGTGAGTAGGCAAAAAAAATCAACAGTTAATAAAGCTGGCAATTATACAAAACCAGGTATGCGTAAGCGTATTTTTAACAGAATAAAAGCTGGTAGCAAAGGCGGTAGACCTGGACAATGGTCAGCTAGAAAAGCACAAATGCTTGCTAAAGCTTATAAAAAAGCAGGTGGTGGATATAAATAATTAAAACTAAGGGAAAGAGTTATGGCTTATTTACAAAGCAATATACCACATTTTAAATGTTGGGTTAGAAAAGAATACACACATAATCACGAAAAATATCATGGAGAATTTTTACACGCTATGGCAATAGCTGTAACTACAATGCCATGTCGTTGTTTGAGTTTTCAAGTAATATTTACAGGTGCAGAAACTTACGATGATCCTGATCAAGATAATTTTTATGGTGGAGCTATGTGGGCAAGGATGCCTATAACAGCTTTAGTTGCAGATATACCAGTAGATGAATGGGCAGAACCAATGCCTGTTTGGGCAGCACAACCTTGGGATTGTTCTTCTTATAATCATTCAGTATATGTTTTAGATAGAGCAACACCTTCTCCTTGGTTAGCTAAGATAGATGGTGATATGTATCCTGCTAGATATTTATTTACAGTAGACTATGCAGAAAATGAAATAGCAGATGATCCAGCACAACATAAACAAAGTCATGTATTAGAGTTGTTAGATGCTGGTAAATGGACTGGTAATATTGTAGCTTTACCAAATAATAGAGTTAGAGTAACACATCCAGCTTGGTTTGAAGCTGGTCATGGAGCACCAGATTTTAAACCATCTCAACATATACACTATAGTAGAAATGATTTAGATTATGCTTTAGATGTAAATCAAGTATTTGATAATTTATATAATGAGGAAAATTAATGCCCTTAAAAAAAACGCAAAAAAGTCTAAAGAATTGGACAGATCAAGATTGGACTACTCCTAGTGGTAAAAAATCTAGCGAAACAGGAGAGGTATATGCTCCTAAAAAACAAATACAAAGATTAAAATCAACAAAAAAAGGTAGAAGAAAATTAGCAGCAGCAAATAGAAAAAAGAGAGCAGCTACTAGAAAAGGTAAACAACACGCAAAACATGGATTACATAAAGGAAAAAAAAGATAATGGCTAAAGCACCAGATGCATTTGTTTATAATGCAACATTAGAAAGAATAGTAGACGGAGACACTTTTGATTGTTGTCTTGATTTAGGCTTTAGTGTAAAGCTACATAAACAAAGAGTAAGATTATCTGGCATAGATACACCTGAATCAAGAACAAGAGACAAAGCAGAAAAAGTTTTAGGTTTAGCTGCAAAAGAAAGATTAAAAGAGCTTTGTTTTGGCAATATAAAAGTTAAATCTTTAGGTAAAGGAAAGTATGGTCGAATACTTGGAATACCTTATACAGAAGATGGCAAAGATATTTGTCAAATATTAATTAAAGAAGGTCATGCAATAGAATATCATGGCGGTAAAAAAACTAAAATATGGGGTGATTACTAATGAATGATGGACAAGGAAGATTTGGAGGAGACATGGATCGTAACGAAGTCGAAATGGACTTAAATAAGTTTATGGCTATGATCCAAGAAATAGGTGAATTAAAAGATAAAATTAGGGAACTAGAAGATGTTACTAATGTAAATCCACATCAAAAGTGGATTCATTTAGCACAAGCTGTAGATTCATGGCGTATTTTTCCAAGAGCTTTTTTAACTGTTTATATTTTTTTACTTTATTATACAGTGATGTGGTTTATGGAATTGCCTGAACCAAGTTTTGAACAATCAGGTCTTATATCAATTATTGTTGGAGCAGGTGCTGCTTGGTTTGGTTTATATGCAGGAACATCAGGATCATCTAAAAGTTTTAAAGGAGAAGGTAAAGATTAATGAATCAAGCCATTAATTTAGTTGGTGAAGTAGGATTGCCAATAGCTAGTGGTTTGATAATGGGATATTTTATTTTTCTTATAATAAGACAGCTTATGAATAATCTTGTTTCTGATATTAAATCGGTGCAAGGTATAACTAAAATGCTTATTACTAGAGCTTCAATAATGAATAACGATATAATACGCATTGATACTGTTGTATCAAGTGCCTTAAATATACCACCAGATTTAGATAGAATAGCTAGAGCAGAAAATTTTGTAGAAGATGGGAAAATAGACGCAAGGCGTGATTAATGGATATAGTTGTATTAGTGCAAAAATTTGGTTTTCCTACTGTTATGGTTATGGGTTTAGGGTATTTTGTATTTTTTGTTTGGCAAACAATAACAAAAACTATTGATCCATCTGTTAGTGAAATGAAAACAACAATTATTAGATTAACTGATCAACTTCGTTTACTAGATCAAGATATGATAAGGTTAAAAGAAAAAGTTGATACAATTGTAAAACTTAAAGAAAATGATAAAAATAAAAAATAAAATACCTCTACATTACAAAATAGTTATTATTTGGGCATTAACTTTGTTTATTGGAATTACAGCAGAAAATATAAAAGCAGATCAAATAACTTTTAAATTTAAGTCTCCATCTTTTTCTGGAGTTGGAACTAGCTCACATTATCTTACTATTGAGAATCAAGAGCATATGCGTAAGATGACTATAAAAGAAGAAATAAAAGCATTACAAGATGAATTAGAAAGAGATGCTGAGAATACTACATTAGCAAGATTTATAAGAAATTTAGAAAGTCGTATTTATGCACAAATATCCAGACAGATTGTAGAAAATATGTTTGGTGAAACACAATCAACGGAAGGCACATTTGAACTAGAAGGTAATATCATCTCATATAAAATAGAAGATGGTATGATAATACTAACAATTTTTAATACTAATGATGGTACAACAACTGAAATATCTTTGCCTCTCGGGGATTTTTCTTTCTAGTTGCAGTCTTATAGATGTAGTTAGAGAAACAAATCCAAAAACCTTAAATTTAGAAGGTAGAGAAACTTTTAGTATCTATGATCTACAATCAAAAGATTTAGCAAATATACAACCACCTTTAGTAAAACCAGTTGTAGCTGTATATCCTACTGCATTTACTGATCAAACAGGACAAAGAAAAAGTAATAGTGAGTTTGCTATGTTTTCATCAGCAATAACACAAGCACCAAATACTATACTTATAAGGTCATTAAAACACGCTTCAGATGGAAATTTTTTTCGTGTAGTAGAAAGAGTAGGACTTGATAATCTTACAAAAGAAAGACAACTTATAAGATCAACGAGAGAACAATTAGATGATCAAAGCATCTTATCACCTTTACTTTTTGCAGGTGTATTGTTAGAAGGTGCAGTTGTATCTTATGATAGTAATATATCTACTGGCGGAATAGGTGCAAGATATTTAGGCATTGGCTCTAGTATGCAGTATAGAGAAGATTCTGTTAGTGTAAGTTTGCGAATGGTATCAGTAGCAACAGGTGAAATATTAATAGAAGTTATGTCGCAAAAAATAATATATAGTTATGGACAGTCTCAGGATGTCTTTAAATTTATAGAAATGGGAACTGAGCTTGTAGAGGTAGAAATAGGTTCTGCCTCGAATGAGAGTACTACTTTAGCTTTAATGAAAGCTATTGAGGGTGCAGTTTTACAACTTATAAATATAGGGTACGAGAGAGGGTACTGGAAATATGAATAAATTATTAAATATTTTTTTATTTTTATCATTGTCTGTTTTTGCAGATAATGAAATATATGTAGATCAGTCAGGCAATTCAGCTACCATTGATTTAGAACAACTTGGGTCATCAAACTTAATAGGTGGAACACAAGCTACATCTGGAACAATGACTGCTTTAGACCTTGATGGTGTGTCAATGACACTTGACATTAATCAAATAGGTAGTTCTAACATATTTAGATCAGATGCTATTGATGGTGATAATTTTACTGGGTATTTTGAGTGGAATGGTGACTCTAATATTATGGATATACTTATGAATAGCACAGGTCTTATAAGTGCTGATTATGTAAATCTTAATATTGATGTTACAGGTTCAAGCAATGAATTTGATTTATCTATAGCAGAAAATGCTGATTCTTCTTATCTTGATTTAGACTGGGTTATTTTAGGTGATAGCAATGTTTTAGATTTTGATATTGATTATGAAAATGCAATTAATTATCTTGATATCAATGGAAGTTCAAATGCGATAGATTTTACAGCTAGTGGGTATTCAGGAACAACATCTGCTGATTCTGGATATTTTTACCTAGATTTAGATGGGAGTTCAAATGATATTGATATTACGCAATCATCTACACTTGCAAGGGATTATCTTAAAATTATTAGCAATACTTCTAATTCCAATATTTGTGTCGTTCAAGACGATCAAGGCACAACCACAGGATGTTAATATTGGAGACATATCTGAACTAAGAGGTAATGCACAAATAGTAAGGGATAAACCCTTAGATGCTTTTGTAGATTTTGATATACAAAGCAATGATGAAGCCATAACTTCTAATGGTCGTATGGCTATAACATTTCTTGATGATTCTACAGTTAGACTTACAGAACACAGTCAATTGTTAATAGACGAGTATATATATGATCCAGACCCAAGCAAATCTAAAATGGCACTTACATTTGCTATTGGAACAACTAGATTTATTTCTGGGAATATAGATAAACTTAATAAAAAGAATATATCTTTAAAAACTCCTACTGCTAATATAGCTATTAGAGGAACAGATTTTACAGCTACAGTAAATGAATTAGGTGAATCATTAATAATACTTTTACCAGATCAATATGGATTATCTAGTGGAGAAATAGAGGTAATAACAGCAACAGGAAGTGTCATACTAAATAAACCTTTTGAAGCTACTACTGTATCTGTATTTGAAAATGCACCAAGTAAACCAGTAGTATTAGATTTATCTCTTGATTTAATTGATAACATATTAATAGTATCACCACCCAAAGAAAAAGAATTAAAACAAGAAGAAGTTGTTGCACAGTCAAATACTATTTTAGATTTTAATGATCTTGATATAGATTATTTAGAAGAAGATTTTTTAGATAATGAAGCTGATTTAGAATTTACTGAACTTGATATTAATTATTTAGATGTTAATTTTTTAGAAGATTTATTAGATGTTCTTGATGAATTAAATATACAAGAAGAACAGGATCAATTACAAGCAGATGTATCATCCATAGCTATTTCAGGAACTAAATTTGGTCAAGATTTAGACACTCAGATTACTACTTTTATTACAGGTGAAAAACTTACTATATTAAGAAGTGTAAATAATACAGCAAGGGTTGATATAGATTCAGATGGTAGCTATACAGTAATTTTAATACAAGATGGTGTTTCAAGAACTATTAAGATAAATGGTGGCAGTAGTAGTATTATAAGAATTAAACAGGAAAGCTAATGAAAAAACTAATATTGCCTATAGTTATATTATTGTTATTGCCATTAATATATCAGTCAACGCCAACAGAAATATTAAAACTTAGAGTGTATGACACTTTTATAAAAACACCAGAACCATCAGGAAACTTTGTAATATTAAATATAACTGAAGAAGATGTAGAGGTTGAAGGTGGTTATCCTTTGCCAAGACAAAGACTTGCAGAAATAAATATAGAGTTATTAGCTAAAGGTGCTATAGGAGTTGGTTGGGCAATATCATTTCCACAAGCTGATAGATTTGGTGGTGATAAAGATTTTGCTAGATCGCTTGGTTATGCACCTTCAGTAATAGCTATGTTTGAGGATGGTAAAGGTAATTATCCTAAACCTACAGGGACAGTAGTGAAAGGCGAAGATAATGGTGGTATAGTAAGTTTGGGAGTTAAGGAAAACCTGAACACTCTTACAGATAATACATTGCAGGGTCTAGCCATTGCTCCCACTGAAGTAGACCAACTTGTAAGAAGAATACCTCTTTTAGTTAAAACTCCAGAAAATCAATGGATTCCTAGTTTTGGCACACAAATATATAAATCAATATTTGATGTTAAAACATACATTATAAAAACTAGTGATAATGGTATAGAGGAAATATCAATACGAGGAATACCACCTGTTAAAACAGATACTTTAGGTCGTAAATGGATTAGTTGGGTAGATACACCACAAACAGATTTACAAGAAATGGATGTTAATGGAAAGTTTGTTATTGTTGGCGTTACTGCAGCTGGTGTTATGCCACAGATAGCAACACCTGTGGGTTTATTAGAGCCACATAAAATACAAGCTGCATTAGCAGAATCTATTTTAATACAAGATAGTCCTTATATTCCTGACTGGCATTTAGCTGTTGAATTATTAATTCTAGTGATAACAGTAACTTTTGTTTGGTTTTTAATAAATATTTTTGGAATAACGCTAGGAATAACATTTACCAGTCTATTATTTTTATTAACAATATTTTCTGGATACTATTTAATACAGCGTGGAATACTTATAGATGTTAGTTGGACTTTAATATCTCAATTTATAACTGCTTCTATAGGTTTCTATTTACGATTTAGAGAACAATACAAACTAAGACAACAAATTAAAAAACAATTTGAACACTATCTTGATCCAAGACAAGTTAAAAAACTACAAGATGATCCAAGTTCTTTAGTATTAGGTGGAGAACGTAGATATTGCACGTTTTTATTTACAGATGTAAGAGGATTTACTTCTATGTCTGAAAAATTAGAACCTGAAGAAGTAACAAATATAATGAATAAAGCTTTAACAATACAAGCAGATGCAGTTAAAAAGTATGGTGGTATGGTAGATAAATATATTGGTGATGCAATGATGGCTATATTTAATGCTCCAATAGACTTAGAAGAACATGAAACTGTTGCTGTTAATTGTGCTAAAGAAATACAAGATAATATAAAACAAGCAAATTTAGGTGTTGAAATTGGCATAGGTGTTAATACTGGATATGCTGTTGTAGGCAATATGGGAAGCGAAACAAGGTTTGATTATACAGCTATAGGTGATGCTGTTAATCTTGCAGCTAGATTAGAAAGCTCTACTAAAGAAGTCGGAGAAGATATAGTCATAGGTTATTCTACAAAGAAAGAATGTAAACATAAGTTAAAGTTATTAAAACCAATATCTGTTAAAGGTAAACAAAAAAAGGTAACAATATATACATGGAATTAAAACTAAAATTATTATTAGATTGGATTTTAAGTTTATTTAGAACTAGATATAAAGTTACTGTTTCTTTTAATAAAGAATATGGTGATGCAGATGATAGAAATTATGTTGCTAAAAAAATAATTATACAAAAAGAAAAACATCTTAAATTTAGAGATGAAGAAAATAAAATAGTAGAATATAGAAGTGCAGCAGGTTTAAATTATATTATAGAGGATATGTAGTGCAACAAATATTAATAGGAATAATATTAATTTTAGGTTTAAGTAGTTATTGGTTATATCAAGAAAATAATACTTTAAAAGCAAATAATATTGCTTTAGAAGGAGCAATAGCTACACAAGAAGAAGCAATAGAAACTTTACAAAATGATTTTGCTTTACAAACTACACAACTGCAAGATATGACTAAGAAAAGTCAAGAAGCACAACGAGAGCTTAATAGATATACTCAATTTATACAGAATTATCAATTAACAGCAAAAATATTAACTGATCCTACAGAAATGCAAAGGAAGATAAATAATGGTACAAAACACATTATGGAAGATATTGAGAAAATCAGCGTTACAGTTGACGATCTTGATGATGGTTTGCAGTTGCAGCCTAATTCCAACTAAACAAATAGAAGTTACTGCAAAACCTATGGACAGGACTATTATTCAGCCTGTTATGCCAAGAGAGATTGATTTGAAAGAGGTAAGATGGTTAACAATAACACCAGAAAACTTTGAAGAACAGTTTAAAGTTATAGAAAACCAAGAAGGAGAGTTAGTATTTTTAGCTATGACTGTCCCTGATTATGAAGTCATGGCATATAATATGCAAGAAATTAAACGATACATAACAGAATTAAAAGATGTTGTGGTGTATTACAGAGAAGTTACCACAAAACAAGAGGAGAACTAATATGAATATTTCACAAGAAGGTATAAGCTTAATAAAAAAGTTTGAGGGTTGTGAGTTTAAAGCCTACAAGTGTGCTGCAGGAAAATGGACAATAGGATTTGGCAGAATTAAAAATGTAAAAGAAGGCGATACTTGTACACAAGAACAAGCAGAAGAATGGTTAAAAGAAGAATTATTAGTCTATGGTTCTTATGTAAATAGTGCTGTAACTGTGCCATTAGAACAAAATGAATTTGATGCTTTAGTAGCTTGGACTTATAACTTAGGTCCTACAAACCTAAATAGTAGCACTATGTTAAGAGTTTTAAACGAAAATAAAAAAGATGAAGTTCCACATCAAATGCGTAAATGGAATAAAGCAAGAGTAAATGGAGAAAAAGTAGTTTTACCAGGTTTAGAGCGAAGAAGATTAGCAGAATCTTTACTATTTGAAGGTAAAGAATGGCATGAGGTTTAAATATGCCATTAAGAAAGTATGTATTTAGACCAGGAATAAACAAAGAAGGCACCAACTATAGTAATGAAGGTGGATGGTTTGATGCAGATAAAGTTAGATTTCGTAAAGGTAGACCTGAAAGAATAGGTGGTTGGCAAAAACAAAGCACTGATAGTTTTATTGGTACATCAAGAAAAATTTATTCTTATAAAGCTGCTAGTGGTACAAATTATATAACTCTAGGTACTCATCAAAAATTTTATGTATTAGAGGGTAATCAATATGCTGATGTAACTCCTATTAGAAGCACAACATCTGCAGGAGATGTAACATTTGCAGCAACAAATGGAAGTTCAACTATTACAGCAACTGATACTTCTCATGGTGCAGTAGCAGGAGATTTTGTTACATTTAGTAGTGCTGTTAGTTTGGGTGGTAATATTACTGCTACAGTTTTAAATCAAGAATATCAAATAGATACTGTTCCAAATGCTAATACATTTACTTTTACAGCTACTGCAACAGCTAATTCAAGTGATACTGGCAATGGTGGTAGTTCTATAGTTGGTGTATATCAATTAAATTCTGGATTAGATTCTTATGTATCATCAACAGGATGGGGTGCAGGAACATGGAGTGCTGGGACTTGGGGTTCTACAACAGCTTTATCTTTTGCTAATCAACTTAGATTGTGGTCAATAGATAATTTTGGTGATGATACAGTTTTAAATCCAAGAGCTGGTGGTCTTTTTTACTGGGATGAATCATCAGGAACTAGCACTAGAGCAGTAAATGTAACAACAAAAGCTGGAGCTAGTGATGTCCCTACGATAGCATTACAAACAATGGTTTCTGATGTAGATCGTCATGTAATTACTTTTGGTTGTAATCCTGTAGGATCATCAACTTTAGACCCTTTATTAGTAAGATTTTCAGATACAGAAAGTATTACCGATTGGACACCAACTGCAACAAATCAAGCTGGTGGTGTGCAATTATCTATGGGCTCTACAATTATAGGAGCTTTACAAACAAGGCAAGAAATACTTATTTGGACAGATGCAGGTATTATTTCTATGAGATTTGTAGGAGCACCATTTGTTTTTTCTTTTAATGAAGTTGCACAAGGTCCTTCTTTAATATCTCCAAATGCAGCAGTTAGTGCAAACAATAGTGTTTATTTTATGGATAATGGTGGATTTTATGTTTACTCAGGTTCTGCACAAAGATTGCCATGCACAGTTTTAGATTATGTTTTAAGTGATTTTAATCAAGGACAAGCATTTAAAATATTTGGTGCTGTAAATGATAGTGCTAATGAGATTATGTGGTTTTATCCTTCAAAAGATAGTTCAGAAATAGATAGATATGTTTTATATAATTATTTAGAACAGGTATGGTCTATAGGAACTACTGCAGATAATTTTGTAAGAACAGCTTGGGATCAAGCATTAATATTAACTAATCCTATAGCTGCAAGTAAAAATAGTAGCACAAGCAATAGTAACTATATTTTTAGACATGAAATAGGTCATAGTGATGATGGTGCTGATTTTACTGCATTTATAGAATCAAGTGATTTTGATTTAGACCCAGATGGAGAAAAATTTATAGCAGTTAATAGTATAATACCTGATGTACAGTTTAGAGATCAGCAATCAACAACTGATGATGTAACTATTACTATAAAAGGTAGAAACTATCCTTTAGAAGATTTATCAACATTATCTACTGTTTCAGTTACTCCAGCTTCTACATTTACTAATACTAGAGCTAGAAGTAGACAATGTGCAATAAGAGTATCTAATTCATCAAATGACTATGGTTGGCGATTAGGTGATGTAAGATTAGATATAAGACCAGATGGTAAAAGATAATGGCACATCCTAAAACTATAGTACTACCAATACCTAGACAAGAATATGATGCTACAGAAGAAACAGTATCAAGAAGAATTACAGAACAAGCTATACAGGATTTAGCTACTGAAGTTAGTAGATTAAGTAGATTGCAAGATGTTGTATCAAGCAAAGCTGTAAAGAGACAACAATTTTTATTAATGGGAATGAAGCATGGCTGATAATCTAAAAGTTTTAGGTCAAGTAGACCCAGCAGCAACTACAACTACTACACTTTATACCTGTCCTGATATGACACAAACAACAGTAAGTTCAATAGTTGCAGCAAATAGAACAGGATCAGCAATAACATTTAGATTAAGTGTTCATGTTGCTGGTGCAACTGCTGATGATAAGCAGTTTCTTTTTTATGATAAGTCAGTAGCAGCAAATGATTCTTTTACTATTGTTTTAGGCATAACCTTAAATCAAACGGATGTAGTAAAAGTTTATACAAGTGCAGTTGACATGAGTTTTAATATGTTTGGCTGTGAAACTAAAGAGGAAGATAGATAGATGGATATAAAACAACAAACTAAGAACGTAGCAGCACAAGGTCGTTTTGGCGATTCTATGTTACTTCATGTTAATCCTGCAGAAGTTAAAGGATTAGCATCTGCTGTGCCATTGACAGTAAATCCAGAAACAGGACAACCTGAAGCTTTCTTACCTTTCTTAGCACCTATGTTAGGAAGTTTATTAGCACCTACTTTATTAGCTGGAACAGGTTTATCAGCAGGAGCCATGGCTGGAATAGGAGCAGGTTTAGCCACTTATGCACAAACAGGTGGTTCTGGTTCTAAAGCATTACTATCTGGTCTTACAGCAGGATTAGGAACAAAAGCTTTAAGTGGTGCAGCAGAAACTGCAAAAGGTGTAGATGCAGCAACACAAGCAGCAACTACTGGAGCAGATATAGCAACACAAACAGCAGCAAAAGATGCTGCAATACAAGCTGCACAAGAAGGCTCTAAGCTTGGATTTAATGCTGCAGGTGATTTTAGAGGATTTACACCTCGTGAATCATTTGGAACTATGTTTGGTGATAGAGGTCTTGATGCAGGTATGCAATCATTAGCAGGAGCTGCAATGACCCCAAGTGGTATGTTAGCAGGAACTGCAGCAGGTACAGCAGGCGTTATACAGTCACAAGAAGAATTTGAAAGAATGTTAGCTCAAATGGATATTGATGAAGAAGAAAGAAAAAGATTAATGTATGAAAGATATCCTGAACAAATACCTATGGCTAGTGGTGGTAAAACAGGTTATCTAAGAGGTCGTAATGTTTATTTTAATGGCGATGATGGGAATGTTGGTGTAGGTAATAATCCTTTTCCTCTAACAGGTGGATATAATCTACCTGCTCGTAGGGCACCAAGACCTATTCCTAGAGGTTTTATGCCAGGTTTTCAACCTGAGTTTTCATATTTTGAATCAATAAATCCAACTGCAACTGATTTAGGTTTTAATCAGGGTCAAGAACAAAATCAAGGTTTTAATTCTTTTGCACCACCTAGAAGGGGTGGATTTGGTGGTTTGTTTGGACAAAGAAGGAGACCAATGGGAGGTGGAGATGTTGCGTACCTAGGTGGTAGTCCTAATTTTAATTTTAGAGGACCTAGATTTGGTGGACCGCCTAGGTTTTCAGGATATGGTAATCCATTTATGCAATCACCTAGTTATCAAGGATTTTATGGTGTACCACAAATGCAACAAATGTTAAATCCATATGCTAGATTTGTACAACAACCTATGCCATTTCCAGGATTTTATGGCAGACCAACACCACCACCATCAATAGGTGGACCAGGACCAGGACCAGGACCAGGAGGTGGAGGAGGTCCAAGACCTGATCCAGAACCAAGACCTGATCCAGAACCAAGACCTGATCCAGAACCAACTCCTAATCCAATACCAGACCCAATAACACCACCACCAAATGTTGGTGGACCAGTACCATCTCCAAAAGGTGGAGCTTTTAATCCTACTCCAGTTGATCCTGGTGATAATTTTGTAAATCCTGTTGTTGGTGGTGGACCAGCACCTGATCCTATGCCTACACCAGGGTTGCCTAATCCAAGTGAGTTACCAGTAACTGGACCAGGAGATCAAGATATATTTGGTGGCAAACCACCAAGTATGCCTAAACCTAATCCAATAGATTTTGCTAAACCTTTACCAGGTGGTGGAACTATATATGATGATTTACCAGAACCTGTTAGAATTGATGTAGCAGAACCAGTACCAGCACCACAGCCAGAGCCTGTTCCTACACCACAGCCTCCAGTTGCTGCACCACAACCTCCATTTGTTCCACCTGTACCGCAGCCTCCTATATCAGAACCTGTGCCAACTCCACAGCCTCCTGTAACAATACCAAAACCACCTGAAACAATTACTATACCTATTGAAGGTGGAGCAGATGTAACTATACCTATTAATAGACCAGAACCTCCTATATCTATAGGTCGCCCTGTAGGTCCAGGGATACCATTTACACCACCAAATCAAAGACCTCAACCTACTATAGCTTTGCTTCCACCAGAATTTAGAGGTACGCCAGTTGATAAAGGACCAAGACCTGAGCCTATAAATCGTATTTCTAACTATTATACAGATAAACTAAAACCTAGACCTATTATTCCTATTCCTGGCATACCAGTAACAGGACCTATTGATGTACAACCTGTAGCAGGTGGAGGTATGCCAATACCTTCATTTGATCCAGCACCACCTTCAGTGCCAATAGAAGGACCACCAATAAAAAATGTTATTTTACATGGAGATGGTAGACAATCTATTTTAGATAGAAATATGGGACCAAATGGTGGAAGATTAGGTAGTGGAGTTTTTGGTTCGGCTAATTTACCTTCAGCACCAACAGCTCCTACTGGACCTGTACCTATTGCTAGACAAATACCACAAGGACCAAATACAGGATTTGGAACTCCTGCTAACCCTATAAATCTTAATGTACCAAGTAAATTTGGTGGTCCATTATTTGCAGAAGGTGGAGATACCGATAAAGAATTACCTAATGAAGGATTAAAAGCTTTAGCTAAAACAGAGAAAGGTAGAGAAGCTATAGAAGCAATGGGTTATAAAGGAGGTAAAGATGTAAATCAAGGAGGTAAAGATGTAAATATGTCTACTGGTCAACCAACAGATATGATGCAAGACCCTATAGTACAAGAAACTATACAGTTTATTTTAGGAGAAACTGATAATAGTGATGTTGTAAATGAGTTTATTGTTAAGTATGGACAAGAACAATTTATAATATTGAGAGATCAAATACTAAGACAAGCTGCAGGCAATTTAGATGTACAAACTGAAGGTTTAATTAGAGGCAATGGCAATAGTGGCATGGCTGATGATTTACCTATGTCAATAGGAGCAGATACAACTGCTGCTGCTGTATCACAAGATGAATATATTATTCCTGCAGATGTTGTATCTATGTTAGGAGATGGTAGTTCTGATGCTGGTTCTAAACAATTAGATGCTATGTTAGATAGAGTTAGAACAGAAAAAACAGGCACGACTAAACAAGCAGGTCGTATAAATCCAAATAAAGTATTACCAGTATGAATGAAGTAGCAGAAAAAATAAAAGAAGAATTTGATATATCATTGATGCCAAGCGATAGAATTACTTTGGTATGGGATGATTGTGAAAAGTTTTTACAAAAATCTTGTAATCGTTCTAATGGTAGAGCAACTACTAAAGATATATTTTATGATTGCATAAGAAATGTTTGTTCTTTATGGATTATATTTGATACAGAAACTTTAAATATTATAGGTTGTGCTATTACTAAAATAAGTCAATATCCTACTGGCAAAAGAATGTTAAATATTGATCATGTAGCTGGTAAAAAAATGAATGAATGGGCAGACAGAAGTTTAGAAGTTATATATAAATGGGCAAAAGTTAATGACTGTGATGGCGTAGAAGGCGTTGGCAGAGAAGGTTTTTGGAATTGGATAAAATCAAAAAATAATTGGCAGAAAACATCAATATTTTTTGAATATGAATTTGAGGATAGTAAATAATGGGTGGTAGAAGTAGAAGTGCACCAGCAGCACCAACAGAAACAAGGGTAACTCAGACTGATTTACCAGAATATGTACAACCTTATTTTGAGAGACTACTCAAAAGAGGAGAAGCTGAATCTAATCAGCCATATACACCTTATGGTGGCGAAAGAATAAGTTATTTTTCACCAGATGAATTAACATCACAGGCTATGACTAGAGGTTATGCTCAAGCAGGAACTCCTTTTGAATATCAATTAGCTTCACAAAGAGCTTCTATGCTAGGTGGACCATATGGTTCTGGATATGATGCAGGATTTTTAGGTAACACTTATGATGCACAAGGATATGGTTCTGGTTATCAAGCAGGATTAGTAGATTCTGGTTATCAAGCTAGGGACCTTGGATTAGATTTTGGAGCAAGAGGATTACAATCTGGTTATCAAGCAAGAGATGCTTTTTCTACTTATGATCCTTTAGCTAGAGATTCACAATATAGAGCTGGTCAATTAGATCAAAATTATGTTCCTTTAAGCTATGAAGAAAACTTAGAAAGATTTATGTCTCCATATCAACAAAATGTTGTAGACATACAAAAAAGAGAAGCTCTAAGACAATCAGAAATGTTAGGTGATAAAACTGCAGATGCAGCTACTAGATCAGGTGGTTTAGGTGGTTATCGTGAAGCTATAATGCAGGCAGAAAGAGAAAGAAATCTTGGACAACAATTAGATGATATACAAGCAAGAGGTAGTCAAGCTGCTTTCCAATCAGCACAACAACAACTTGAAAGAGAAAGAGCTGCTGGATTAGGTGCAGCACAGTTTGGATTACAAAAATTTGGTATTGAAGAAAGAGGTAGACAAACAGAAGAACAGCTTGATCAAAGAGCTTTTGATGCAGGTGAAAGAGCTAGACAAGAAGCAGCAAGACTTGGATTGACTGCAGCTCAACAAAATGAAGCTGCTCAACAAGCACAAGAAAAATTTGCACAGTCTGCATTTGCACAAACAGAACAATCAAGACAAGCACAAGAGAAGTTTAGACAATCTGCATATCAAGCTGGTGAAGCAGCAAGACAACAAGCAGCTAAACTTGGTCTTACAGCAGCACAGCAAAATGAAGCAGCTAGACAAGCACAAGAAAAATATATGCAAAGTGCATATGTTGCAACAGAAAAATCTTTTCAAGAACAAGGTAGACAAGATATTGAAGCATTTAAAGCTCAGGAAGCAGCTAGACAAGCTCAGGAGCGTTTTGATCAACAAGCTTATGATATGTCGCAACGATATGGTCTTTCATCTATAGATGCTCTTAGAGGTGTTGGTGGTGATATACAAGATGATGTAAGACAAAGAATTGCAGCATTACAAGGTATTGGCTCACAACAAAGAGGTATGCAACAAGCTTCTTTAGATATGGGTTATCAAGACTTTTTAAGGCAACAAGGATTTACCAGAGATCAGTTAGGTTTCTTAGGTGGATTACTAAGAGGTGTGCCTGTTCAACCACAGCAACAAATAAGCACTTATCAACAACAACCAGGATTATTCCAGTCAGCTTTAGGTATGGGACTGCAGGGACTGGGACTTTATAAGGGATTATCATAATGGCAAATTTAGTAGAACTATCAAATGATTTAGAGTTTGTTCCAAAAGAACAATTAATACAGATGTCACAAGACCCTAACTCTCAATATCCTTCTTTTTTAGTATTATCTGAAATACAAAGACGAACACAAATGGAAAAAATGTATGATGCTCAACAACCTAAACCACAAACATCTGTGGCTGAGGAGTTAGTAGCAGAATTTGCTGACAGTCCATCTGGTTTAGGAGCTATGGCTCAATCATCTGATTTACAACAAGCTTTCCCATCTGGTGATATGAGTAACATGGCTCCGCCTTCTCCTATGCAGATGATGGCTAGTGGTGGTAGAACTGGTTATCAAGTAGGTGGTATGTCTGAACAAGAAATGTTAAAAAATCAATTTTTACAAAGTGCAGGAATAGGTGGTGGCATAGAATCAACACTTAATAATCCAATGCAAGAACAAATAACACAAGAACAAAAAAACTTTTTTAAAGAAAGATATACAAAACCAGATGGTAGTATTGATTTTGGTAGAGCAGCATTAGATGGTTTTAATGCTGCAACATTATCAATGATATTAGCTCCAGAACCGACAACAACTGTTGTAGGTGGTGCTTTAAGAGGTATTGCTGGTGCTGGTAAAGGATTATTTAATCTTGTAAGAAATCCTAAACAAACTATAGATAAAGGTTTATCTGCTATAGGTAGACTAAAATCTAGAATTACAGAAGGCAAAAGATTTAATAATCCAATATCTAAGCCTCAATCTACAAGCAATCTTCCAGTACCTGCAGATAAATTTAAAGATATGGGAATAGAAGTTATAAAAGATGTAGGTCCAAGAATTGTTGGAGGTGCAATTATAGTTCCTCAATTATTACCTGAAGGTGTTGAAAAAGAAATAGATAATAAAGATGTTACTAAATCAGCAGAACAATTAGAAATTGACAGATTAAATGCATTGTTAGAAGAAATGAGAAACAAAGATTCTAAAACTGTTGATACATCTAAAGATAGAAGAAGAAATGCAGACCTATTAATAGGTCTTGGTGGTGCTATAGCTTCAGCTAGAAATGTAGGTGAATTAGGTAGTGGTATATCTAATGCATATAGAGGAGTTATGGCAGATAGAGCTGCTGTAGATCAAGCAGGTTTACAAGGTAGATTATTAGAAGCACAGATTTCTAAAATTGAACTAGAAGTAGCTAATATGCCATTGAATATTGCTATTAAACAGTATGAGTCTTTGAATGATTTAGTTGATTCTGGAGTATTAACTGCAGAAGAAGCAAAAATAAGAGAAGCTGCATTAATGACAAGAATACAACAATTACAAGGAATAACAGTTGCTGAGAAAAGTGAAAGAGATAAATTATTAGGTTTAACTAAAGTAGTATAAATTATGACTGAATATGATATTGGTGGTGGGGAAAAAATACAAATCCCAGATAATTTAGATGCTGAGACAAGACTAAAATTAGCTGAAGTTATAAAAGATGAATATGGAATAGATATAAATCAAACATCAGCACTAGAACAAGCAAAAGAATTTGGTAAAGCGATACCTAGAGGTATTGCTAGTTTAGCTTTAGATGTGCCTACAGGTATTGTTGGTTTATTTGATATTGGCAACGATAGTAACTTATATAAAGGTCTTGAAGGTTTACAAGATAGACTAAGACAAGATTCTGTATTAGCAGCAGACCCACGATATGCTGATAAATTTTCTACAAAACTAGGAGAAGGCGTAGGATCGTTTGTTCCTTTCTTAGGTGCAGGTATGGTAGGTAGAGCTCTAGCAAAGGCACCAGGAGCAGCTAAAGGCTTTTTATCACCAACATTTACAGCACCAACAGCTTTAGCAATACCAACAGGTATAGCAGCACAAGGCGATAGACTGCAGATGGCTAGAGAGATGGGTGAAGATGTAAGTGGTCTTACTGAAACTACTGCTGAATTATTTGGTGGTCTTATAGGTATAACTGAAGTAGTGCCTATTGCTAGTATATTAGGTAAAGTTCACAAAAACGCACCATTATCTTATAAAGAACAATTAGTATCAGCATTACAATCAGGAGCTCTTGAAGGTGGTCAAGAAGTTCTTGCTTCAGTATTACAAGATGGTGTAGCAAGAGGTCTTTATAGTGAAGATTTACCTATGGCTGATAGTATGTTTGAAGAATTTACTATTGGTGGCATTATTGGTGGTGCTGCTGATTTAGTTGTTACTAGCATGGCTGGTAAACAGTCTGCAAGAAGAAAACGATTAGAAGAAGATAATTTAAGGTCCCAAGAAAATAAAGAAAAATTAATACTTGCTAAAAAACAAAAACAAGCTGTTCAGCAAGGTGTACTTGAAGAAATGCAAGACATACCATCTGTTACAGTTCCACAATTAATACCAGAAGAAGAACTAGGACCAGAACCATCTGTAGAAGTTATAGTTACACCACAAGAACAATTTGCTGTTGTTGATATTAGTAATCCTGAAGCTCCAGTACAAATTGATATAAAAGAAAAAGAAATAGATGCTATTAAAAAAAGAGATGAAATAACAAAAAATTATAATTTTAAAAAGTTAAAATCAAAATTAGATAACGATACTTATAACTTAGGATTAATTAATAGTAAAGCTGCTTATGATTTAGGACAAAGTTTAGAAGATAACAGAGCTAGTGGTGTATCTATTCAAGATTTAATTGATAGTGTGCCTAAAGATTCTAAACAAGAGGTAAATCTTAGAGGTTTAGTAAATGGTTTTGTTGCACAAAATCCAGGTAAGACATCTCGTAGTTATCCTAGATTATCTATGGCAGAAGCTAAAAAATTATTAACTGCAAAACAATTTAATGAATTTACATCTGCAGTTGCACAAGGAGCATTTACACATTCTGAAAATAATGGCAAACCTTCTATTATTGCAGATAAAGATACAATAGATACATCAGCTAAATATGTAAAAGAAATAGCTGCATCTAAAAATATAGATTTAAACTTTCAATCACCTGCTGTTCAATATGCAGCAGAAAAATACACAGGTACTCCTGAATTCAGTAAGATGAAGAAAGGTCAAAAAGAATTATTTTTGGCTAGAATTCATGCACTTTCTCCGTTCAATTCAAGAACAACTTTCCCAGACTTTAGACCAAGAAACTATACTGCACAAGAAATGGCAGATTTTGTTGCTAATGCAAAAAGCAACAATATTATTTTTGATAAAAATACTTTATTAAAAGTTGGACCAGATTCTATTAGAAAAAATGAGGTTGCTACAAAACAATTTATAGATGATTTAATTTATAGTGGCAGAGCTCAACAAGTAGAAGGCACTAATAATTATAAGATTAGAGATAACTTTGAGTTTGATATAGCTAGAAAAGCAGAAGGGTTTAATGAGACACCAGAGGAATTTGGTGCAAGACTTACTGCAGAAGGTGTATTACCTGCAGAAACTATTGCAGATTTAGTAGAAAAAGAAAGAACGAATCAAGAAAATTTATTACCACCTGTAGAGATAGAACCTAAATTTATTAACTATGCTGAGACTTTGCAAGAAGGTAAGGTTAGCAAGTTTGCAAAAGAACTTAGAAAAAGATTAGATGGCGTTGGTTTAAAAGATACTGGTATTGTTGTAAGTGATGACATAATTTCTACTACTACATTAAGGAGAGTAGATGGAGAAATAAAGTATGATCCAAGAAGATTAATTGATCCTAGAACTGGTGATAAAGCTAGAGGAGAATATGATAAAAATACAGATACTATATTTATATCTTTAAATGCAGTTAATCCTGATGGTGGTGCTACAGAAGTAGAGATAATAGAGAGACTTAGAGGTGTATTAGACCATGAGATGATTCACGCTCTTAGAGCAAAAGATTTAATTACTGAAGCAGAATATCAATATCTTAAAAAACAAGTAGAACAACAAAAAGTTCCTAATACTAATACTACTTTTCTTGCACAAGCACAAGGTACTTATTCAGATATTGCTGCAAAAACAAGAACATCAGCAGAAGCTACAGAATTTCTTTACGAGGAAGCTATAGCAGAACTATTTAGAAAGAAAGATTTATTGGTTAATACTCCTCCTAAAGTAGATGGCATCTTTAATAAGATAATTCAGTTCTTTAAAACTGCAGGACAAGCAATGCGTAGCTCAGGCTACAAGAGTGCTACAGAAATATTTAATAATATAGAATCTGGCAGGGTTGGTGCAAGAGAGAGAGGAGTTGTGCGAACTACAAGACTTGTAGATAAGGGTCTTATTCCTGCTAATTTTCTTACAACAGAAGAACGAGATGAAGTTATAAGAACACCAGAGCCAATTCCTGGTGATGAGATAAGACAAACTATAGGACCTAAGGGTATAAGACCTAAAGCTGTACCAAAACGCAAACGAACAGGAACTACTAAACCACCTGCATCAACAGGTCCTGCTACTCCACCTACTACACCTACAACTATTTATAATTCTCGTACATTATCTAATGCACAATATAATTCTGAAAGAGAAAAAATAATTAAAGGTTTACAAGATGCAAAAATATTAGATAAAGATGTTTTTGATAAAGATGGTAATGTAACTAAAACTATTAAAGGTAATAATGATTCTGTAAAAATGATGAAGTGGTTAATAGATAATTCACCAAGTCAAGATTATAAAATTATTGCACAGAAAGTTCATAAATCTTTATTAGCATTAAAAAAACAAGGTAGATCATTTCCTTTAAATTTTAAAGTAGGAGATACAAATGGTTTAACAGGGCGTATTAGAGGTCAAATTAGTCCTAGTGGTAAAGAAGATAAATTTGGTCAACCTTTTACTTATTCTATGTCGTTAAATGATGATGGCAAAGGATTTAATTCTGTTCCATTGGCTAGAGATCAAGCTTATAAAGATTGGAAATCAAAAAATGGTGTAAATTTTGAAACTATATTACATGAAAGCATACATCAAGCTACTTTAGCTCAAATTTATGCTGCATCAGGTAGTCCAAGTATACTAGCTAAATTATCTCCTGATGGTGGTTCTAAAGCACTAAAAGCACAAAAAGAATTAAGAAATCAAGCTAATAGAATTAAAAATCATTACAGAAGTAAGATGAGATTCTATGAAGATTTATCAGATAAAATACTTCAAGATGTTAGCACTGGTGATCAGACAAACTTAGAAATATATAAAGAGGCTTATGCTAAAGCTCCTGAAATAGAAAAAACAATAGCAGATATATATATACGAGAATATAGTGATGGAATTATTACTAGAACAGAAAGTGGTTTAAGAAAAGATAGAAAAAGAAATTTTGAAAATTATCATATTAAATATCAGTTATATGGTCAACAACCTCAAAATAGAGGTGATGTTTCAGAACTATTAACATTTGGTTTAACTAATAGAAATTTTCAAGAAATGCTTGAATCTATACCATTAGGTAAAGATGCTACTGATAATTTATGGAATAAATTTGTAGAAGTAATTAGAGAATTATTAGCTGTGCCTGCAAAACTTAATACAGAATTATCTGCATTTCTTAAAAATGCTTCTACAGTATTAGACTTACAAACAACTGGCATAAATCTTGATACAAGAGATGTTAGAGATGTGCCTCTATTTAGTAGACCACCAAGAGATGAATCATCTGGTCATGTAGCTGATGGTGTGCCTGCACAATATGGTCCACCTGCACATGACTTAAATGCAAAACCTAGTCAAGAAGAATTTACTCCTGAAGGTTATTCTACTTTTGATGTGACTGTAGATTACAATCGATTGAGAGAGTACAGCACAGCTAGACCTCAAGAAAGAGCTGAAGAACAAAGATTTTTGAATAAATTAAAACAAATTAAAGGTAATCCAAATGCAGAAATAACTATGTATCAAGCTGCACCACAAAGAGATTTAAGAGAAGGAGATTTAATAACTCCATTCTTAAGTGAAGCTGAAGCTCTTGTAGAAGATTCTAAAGTTACACAACAAGAAATTAGAGATGCAGAATTACAACAACTTAAACAAGATTTAGGTTTAGATAAAGACACAACACCAAATATTAATTTGGTTAAATATTACAATGAAAGAAAAAAAATGTATTCTCAAATGGATGGCATTATGGATGTATTTGGTGCACCTCAAACAACTCCATCAAAAATACATACTTTTAAATTAAAAGCAGGTGATGTTCGTTGGGATGGTAATAATGGTTGGGCACGATGGGGTTATTTCCCATCAAAAGTAAAAGATATAAGTGGAGATATACCTACCTTTAGTAGAGCACCAAGTAGATTTCCAACAACACAAGAACAAATAAATAATGCCTCTCAACAATTATTAGAAGATAGTCTTAGCTATTATAATAATTTAGTAGAAAAAACAGAAAAAGAATTATTCCAAGATGTATTAAGACCTGATGAAAGAACTACTCTTGAAAGAAGGCGTTATAATGCAGAAGCTGTTGTTGCTAAAACAGAAAGAAGATTAGAAGAATTACGAACTGGCACAGGACAGTTACCTTTATTTAGTAGAAAAAGGAGAGATGATACAGGCACAAACTCACAAGAAAATATACAATTAAGAGAAGCTTTAGAAGAAGCCGAAGAAACAGTTAAACAGACACCTAGGGGTTCAATACCTTATTACAATTTAAACGCCTCAGATACAGCCTTAAAGGCTGCTATAGACTTTAATAGAGACCTATCTGCTACAGCACCAGATGATATACCTAAATTTTCAAGACCTACACTTGATGGATTAGATAATAATTTACAAGAGTTTATTAAAAGAACAGGTGGAGAAGTATTGCCTGATCAATCTTGGGGTGCAAGGTTAATAGAAATTGTTAAAGACCCTATAACAGCTATTAAAAACTTTTTTATTAATTTTAGACAAAGATATATTGACCAATATGATGATCCTACTAAAACAATATTAGCAGGTAAAACTACAGAATGGTATTTAGGAATAGATGAAAGAACAGATAAATTAAGAATAAATCCTAAAACTAAAAAACCTTGGACACAAGAAGAAGCTGAAATAGCAGCAAAAGATGTAACACTTGCTAATATGTTTGCAAATACAGGTGCAGAACAATCATTAAGAATGTCTGATAAATCAAGAGGTGTATTTCAAGGTATGCTTACAAGAGGTATTGCTGTTGATCAGATAGATGATGTTGATTCATTAGTAAAAACAATACCTTTAGAGCTTGTTGATGCTGATGGCAATAAAACTGGAAAAACAGGTGGTCTTATACAAATACTTGCACCATTATTTTCTAATGTTGATGTTAATTTAGAGGCTGTTTTTAAAAGTTATGCCATATTAAAAAGAGCAAAAAATCTTGATGAAAGTGGTAGAGAAATAGATACACCTGTGCAACCTAATGACTATGCTCTTATAGAACAAATAGAACAGCAACACCCAGAAGTAGTAGAGGTTTATCGTAATTATCAAAATTGGAATAATTCTTTAATTCAACTTGCAGAAAGAAAAGGTATTTTAAGTACAGAACAATCTGCATTATGGAGAGAACATTCTGTTTATTATCCTTTTTATAGACAAATGGTTGATGATAGTGGTATTAAAGGACCTGCAATCGCAGGTGGTTCACTACCAGGAAATCCATTAGATATAAAGATAGAAGGTTCAGAAGAAATTATTGATGCAGACCCAATAGAAGCTATATCAAGAAACTCATTATCTATTCTTACAGCATCACTAAAAAATGATGCTATGGGTAAAATAGTTAAAAATTTAGAAACAATGGGATTGGCTAAATCAATATCTGCAAAAGATGCAGGTAAAGCTGATAGTTTATTTTTCTTTGAGAATGGCATTAAAAGGCATTATCAAGTAGATGATCCTAGACTGGTCTATGGTTTACAAAATATTGGTGGAGTAGCTCCAGGTGCTATAGGAAAATTTTTAGCAATACCAGCAGGGCTTCTTAGAGATACAGTTACAAGAGACCCAGGCTTTGTTGTTATAAATATTTTAAGAGATACCTTATCTTCTGCTGTAACAAGTGGTGCACCATATACACCTATTATTGATTCAGTTAAAAATATGTTTGGCAGCATGGAAGAATTAGAGCAGTTTGGTGTGCTTGGTGGTTATGATTATTCTATTGATGAAGGTAGTGTAAAACAATTTATTACTAAAACAATGAGACAACAAGGATTAACACCAAATAATGCAATGTCTCCTACAGGTGCTTTCTTTAAATTATGGGATGGTCTTGGAGCACTTACCACTAAATCTGATGGTGCAACTCGTAAAGCAGTTTATGATGTTGTTTATAAACAACTAAAAGAAGATGGTTATTCTGAAGCAGTAGCACAATCAGAAGCAGCTTATCAGGCACAAGAAATAATTAATTTTGGAAGGCGTGGGTCTGATCCATTATTTAGAATTATTACTGCTGCAATACCATTTTTAAATGCAAGAATACAAGGTCTTGATGTATTGCATAGAGGATTAACTGGTAAATATTCTGCTGTAGAAAAACAACAGATGGGAGAATCACTAAAAGAAGTGCAATCAAGGATACTTAGAAGAACAGCTTTAAATGCTTCTTTACTTGTAGGTCTAACAGCACTTTACTATATGATGGTAAGTGATACAGATGAATATAAAAATCTTAAACGAGAAGTAAGAGATGATAACTGGATATTTCCAACACCATTTGATTATGCAATTAAGATACCAATACCATTTGAAGTAGGTATGTTATTTAAAGCTATACCTGAAAGAGTATTTGATATGACTATGGGAGATGATGCTTTTACAAGAAAGTCTGTTGATGAAGCTTTAACATCTATTGAAAGACAGGTTAGTACATCTTTTAATATTCCATTTTTAGGTCCTGGTTCTGGAATACAATTATTAAAGCCAATAGCAGAAGTAATGAATAATAGAAATACTTTTACTGATACAGAAATTGTACCTTATTATCAACAACAAAAAGAACCTGGATTACAAGCAAGGGCAACTACCAATGAATTTGCAAGAATATTAGGTGAATCACTTAATATTTCACCTGCAAAGATAGAACACATAATGAGAGGTTATACAGGAACTCTTGGTGGATATGTGTTAGCTGTTATAGATACTATCACTAGAGGAGCTACAGGAAGTCCTCTACTACCTTCTAACTTTGAATTATCAAAGATGCCTGTATTTAATAGACTATTACTTGATTTAGATAAGTCTGGTGGCTATCAGCAACAATTCTATGAGCTAAGAGGTGAGGTTGACAGGGCAGTAGCAACTATCAACTCGCTACAGAAACAACAACGATTTGATGAGCTATCAGCTTACAGAAGCAATATGCAAGGCGTGTTGAATGTCAAAGGTCAAGTAAGAGCGATTGAGAGATACTTAGACAACTGGAGAAAGCGTAGAGATAGACTGATGAGAGATGAGAACATATCTGTATCAGTTAAGTCAGATATGCTTCGTGAACTAGAGCTAGAAAGAGATATGAGACTAGCTATGGTGCCAGAACTAAGAAAGAGAGCTAATATACCTGTTCTAAGCCTTAACCTTTAACATAGCTATATCTTTTTCTTCTTTCAATGGTTTTAGTGTAAAGAAGTCTTTGTGTTGTGGATGCCTTGCGTGGAATAGTCTTGCATAGAAACCTATGTAATCATTACTAATCTTAAACTCACCACCCTTTGTTTCTATCTCATTGTGCCAACGAATACGATTTATGATCGCCCATTGTGAGTATTTTTTTCTCCCACTATGGATAGCCTCTAATGTGTATTCCTCAAACTTATCCCAAACCTGTGGATTCTTTTTGTGCCATTCCCACCACTTCCTTTTTCTTTTATCTAACTTTTCTTGTAGTATATCAACTAGCATTTTCTCCCCCGATTACAATAGACTGGTAAATATTATTTTATGCTGCAGCTAACGGCTGCGATTACCAATTCACATCTAGGATTGTCTTTATCAATCCCACCAAATTTATAGATCACTTCTTTGATCTGTTTAAAACTATCATCCTCTAATACATTCGCTTTAACTAATGCATCACAAGTAAACTTATCAATAATAGAGCAAGGATTACTAACATCTAACCTTCTCTTGGTTTTGGCGTAGTATGTATAGGTTAGTATCACAGGCTCCTCGTATTTAGGATGGCTAATCCTATCAACTAAATTTTCTGCATAAATCTTTTTGGCACTAGCTAACACTCTATAATGTGCGTTGCGATAGTTATTCAAGTTCAAGATAAACTTCTTATTCTTTGTGTAGTAAACCTCTAAAGGTAAATCAATCTTCATTCTTCAGTATGTTATTAACTTGCTCTAATAACTTTTCTTCTGTGCCATAAGCACTCTCAAATCTTCTTTTGTATGGATGTCTGCTAATCATTGGCTCAAACCTACCACCTTCTCTATGATGCCCAAAACATAAGGGTAATACTTTAAAGTGTGCATTATCATTTGTCTTGCCTTCTATGTGGTGTATTTCAGCAGGAACTATACCTAAACCCATATTTCTACAGACAATGCAACCTAACTCGCTTACCTTGTCCATGTGTTCAGTTTCTTCTTTTGTTGGGTTTCTACCCTTTATTGACATCTATCTTGTTTTTTTTTGTTTTATTAAGCTGTGGCTGATAATAATCAATAAATTTAGCTTCCCAATATAATGCTCTTTTTGGTGAGCAATGTAGTATTCTAAATTCATCAAAAAGTTTTTGGTTTTTGTGTTGAAATATCCTGTTATAAGGACACATAGATTGACCAACATAAACGACCTCTTTTTTATAGTAAAGAAGATATATGCCATGTCTTAAATACTCTCCTATCATTGTGTTTTTAGGAAACATCCTTTTACATATTTTAGGTCTTGATCTTTCTGCAAGTTCCTTAGCAGTAACTTTCTTGGTAACACCAACTGGAAAAGCTGATGTTGATCCTATGAATGTGGAATCAAATAGTGACATATTTGCACCATTCGTTATATTTACACCATTCGTTGTAGATGGTTTGCTTGTAAGTGTTCCTTTTGTTACTAATCCAGACATTTGTGATTCTTAATATCTTCTATCGCTACATCTTTGCCACACTTCTGACAATAAGTTCTTATAGGTTTCTTGTTATTCTTAAATATCCTATCAAAGCTTTCATTAAAACTATCTCTATCGTATGGTCTTTGTCTACTTCCCTTTGTCATGGTTTGTCATTCTATCTTCTTGTTTTTGCAATGATTTCTCAACACACCTATCAACTTTTTTTTCTAATATTTCTTTTATTGTCTTGTTGTATTTTTTAATTCTCTCTAACAAAGTAATCCTCATTGTGTCTATCTATAGATTGATATTTATCCTCTAGCTTTTCTACTTCTTCTACTGTATCTGCAATATTCTTATTAGACCAATCCTCTACATCATCCCATATAAAGGTCACAGAAGTTAAACCATAATCTTGAAAGTCCATTTTACTTATCCTAAAAGGACAAGTCCCTAACCATTTATGAAATGCCTTATTCTTACTTATACTCACGCTCCATACCTCTTTCTTTCTTCTCTTGCATTGACCATCTTAGTTCGCCATTCTTCAAAGCCAACCTCTAATGATCTTAATTCAACCTTAACAGCACTCAACTGACCTTTGGCAACTGCAACAGCCAACCTAGACTTATATACTTCTTCTTGATTTTCAGCATAGTTATCTTGCCCACTTGCAGTTTTAATGCCTTCAGAAAGAGCAACAGCCTTACATAAGGCTACTACTCTTTTGACATCTGCTTCTGCTTTCAACAGTTCGTATTCAGCAGTTTGCATTACTGGTGCTACATCTCTAATTCTACTTTGCCAACTTTCTATCTGCTCATCCATGTAAACCTTCCCTTAAAAAGTCCTTGTAATGCTTTTAATCTTCTATCTGATAGATGTCTTAAATGCACAGGTATTTGAGTTCTATCAACATAATTTTTCTCTTTAATCATTAAATCCCCCCTATGTAAAATGGTGACATATAAGCTTTCGCCATGAAGATTAACAAAGATAGTCCTAGTGTAAGCGTTAAACATACAAGGAATAAGTCTGCTAATCTTCTAATCTTTCTTGTATTCATTCAACACCAAGCTTTTCTTTTAGGTGTTCATCTCTAGCTTCATCAAGTTTGTATGATAGATAATCCATCAACAACTGATGTGCTGTAGATTTCATTCCATCATCAACATCTCGCATTTGTTGGATCAGAGTTCTGTAGGTAGACATAAACTCAAAAAATATATACTCGTCTATGTTCTCCTCAATCGTTGTGATCAAGTCCTTGCCATAAGTGTACTTATCGCATTTGTTGTGTTGTGTATTCTCCATATCTCCTCCCTAAAATGGAATGTCATCTTCACCAAAAGTTTCTTCCTCTTGGTTAGAGTCAACAACTGGTTCTTCTTTCTTTTGTGGTATATCTATTCTGCAATACTTGTATTCGTTGCCATTCTTAGATGTTCTATCCCATAAAGCTACTCTTAGGTCTAGTTTGCCACCATTCTTAACAATAGTGACTAACTCTTTAAGCATCTCCTTGTTCATCTCTATACCACCTGTCCAGTCTGGTTGCTTCTCAGTTTTCTTAAAATTATTAGTGTAGATTGCTCCATCACATTGATTTTTATTGTCATACATAGTTATTCCTCCTCTTTTGTATTTGCAATTTCTTTTACTTGTGCATTAAGCTTGTCTTTAATTTCTGGAAAATTAACCCTTAGTGTTGCTAAGTCTTTCTGGTTAGCATCCCAAAAATCTGTCATAGCTTTTTTAGTTTTATGACTTTCCATCATTTCAATAAAGCTTTTGGCAAAAAGTTCTGCCCAAGCTTCACTTCCATAACCCTTATCATCTTTTTCAACTGGTTTGGTTTCTTCTTTTACATTTGTCATGGCACTTCCACCAACTGATCTTGGCTCTACCTTCTTTGGTTTAGCTTTCACAACAGTATCTTCATCTTCACTAGGAACATCCTCACCTGCATATATATAATGACCTAAGCCAAACATACCTAAACACTTAGTAAGACATCTCATCTTTGCTTTATTGACTTGTGTGCTATTAGGATTCTGTACAGCATTGTTCTTAAAATCCATGACTGGAAGCCACATCTCTCTTGATAGATTGTCAATAGAAACTCTACATCTAACCTCAGCAGTCCCATCTGGAAACTGAACATAAGGCACATCACTATCACCTTGATAGAAGATATATTGTGCCTGTGGATAATGTTCTTGTAGAACACCCCACGCCCACGCCCAAGATAAGTAAGATAAGTTCATCTTCTTTTCTATCTTGTCTGAACAATCTATCTTAGATAGCTTGTCCCATACTTCTTTATAAGTAAGTTCTTTATTATCAGCCATTACTTGCTTCCTCCTTTACTGGAAAAAGATGATCACAATGACATTCTAAAGTTTCCCAACAAACACCTAAAGAAGCATCATGTTTTCTATCTACATAATCTAATACTTCCATACATTCATCATCAGTTAAATCTAATCTTATGCTCTTAACATCATCTATTGCCCAAATAATAGCTATAGAGTTGGTTTCGTTATAACCATATCCATAATCAAGTTTAGGCTTTTCTTTATTTTCAATACTCATTTGCTTTCCTCGTTATATTGATTACAAAATTCTGCCACATCACAATAGTTTGCACATCTTACGCACTCGCCTTTGGCTAATACAATTTTAAGCAACTTACTGTCTTTGTGACCCCCCACATACTCATCAGCTTCTTCTTGGGTATCAAGCACTCTAACAGCAGTCTTTCTACCTTTCTTTTCCACTCTATAAGTATCTTTTCTTCTCCACCTTTCTTCATCTGTGCAGAATGGAAGCTTATCATTAATCAGATAATCAACTTCTGCTTCTTGGTGAATTGAAACTCTTTGCTTGATGAAGTCCTCTTGTTCTTCATCACTCCATAAATCTATGTCTAATACTGTGACTGGTGATGGTGGATAGTCGCCACCACTACGAAGATACTGGTTTTTGTTCCAGTCCCGAGCTATCGCAATAATATTTAACTGGTCTATTGTTTTCCCTGTCGTCTGCTTGTAGAGGTAAGCATAGATATTAAGCTGTTGTTCCCACTCTACTTTCCCCTCTTTCAAAGCAGAAACAATTGACCATACACTAGTGACCTTATAATCCTTTAGTGTATTGCTCTTAACATCTATGCTATCTGTCTGACCACTAACAGTCCAGTCGTTGACAACTGTAAACATACGCTGTTCTGTGATCATA